CCTAGGCCCTCTTTCTACTTCGACGATATGATCTTTACCAGGTCATAAAGGAGGTTAAGCTGCGATGTCTGTGTTAACGGATTCCCTTCAATTTAGTAGGTTCAGAGTCGATCGCGTACGTGATTTTCATCAAGTGCGCTTTGACATTCCGAACCTGGGAATATACGACTATCTTGGCGAGAGCCCTCCTGGAACCACACGTTGGTATACTGATTCGTTGCGAAACGATATGCAGGATTTCAACGGTTCCAAGAGAAGACTCGACCGAGAGCATGTATCTTACGGAGTAAAACCGTGTTTTAGCACCCAGATACATAATGTCGTACTTGCTCCTATGAGATCATGGGATCTCGGAAGTGGCTCTGGACCTGTTGTCCCTCGCCATGGAGTATTGCCGATCTTCGATTCAACGAAGGTGGACACAGAACTCGTTTACCCTTTCCTTAACTCTCACGTCGTGCCTTTACTTTCGGACCTACATCTCGAAGCATTTAATTACTTCGCTGATGTATTCCCACAGCAAATTTCTTCGTCGGAATTTGTGCAGGGATTATTTCAACTCAAGGATTTGATTCCAAAGGTTGAAGATACGATCGTAAAGTCATTCTCTGGTGGCTTCTTGAATAAGGAGTTCGGTTGGGATAACCTTCTGAGCGACTTATCAAGTTTCAGCACTCTTTTGGATACCGTACGATCAAGGCTTGAATACCTTATACGTACACGTGGTATACCTCAGAGGCTTAGCTTTAGTCGTCGTCTCTCGCTCGACTCCTATGTCGGCGGATACTACGATGAACTCCTCAGTGGAAACTGGGGTACCAGAGTCTACCTACAGTCCGTCGATTGCAGGTATAGAGCTACTTCATGGATTATGAATCAGCTCGATTACCTAGACGGGTTAGTAGGGACAATGAGAGGGATAACCGGTGCTCTCGGTCTTAACAACCCACTTAAGGCTATATGGAATGTTCTCCCATTTAGCTTTGTAGTGGATTGGTTTGGTAAGATCTCTGAGCATTTGACTTCTGTTGCGCGAATTGGACCGCCTGTCGGATGGGATGTGTATAACGTAACACATTCCATACGGATGTCGTATATTTTGCGCATTGATGAAGTTCACCCTGCAGCCGGGGGTACACCGTTCCAACAGTGGAATTCCGGTACTGCAGAGGGGTTATTCTATAGGAGAGGATTAGGCTTACCGTTCAGCTTAGTTAATTTTGACTTAGCTGGACTTTCGCCTATGCAGCTGGTGCTCATGCTCGGGATGCTTGGTACTGCATCTTAGCTATGAGATACCCTATTACAAGGAGCGTGACATGTCAGGACTGATTGGGGATCAACCCCTACTACTCGATGGGGCTACCGGGACAGAGTCTTCATTTACACATTTGAAGAATCTTCCCGATGGCGCGCAATACTTGGATACCGCTACCAACCTTTCTGAGCCAAAAGTTCTCGTGTTGAGAAACTCTCAGACCACAAAGGTTGTTAACGGGGTTACAGTAACAACCGATCGTCACCTTGTTCAGATTTCCTGGACAAAGAAAACGTCGGCTGGAAGTAACCGCACATTGGTGTTAAATTTCACCATGGCTGTTCCACAGGATTCTGTGATAACCTCTGCTATGATTCTCGACTCGGTAGGTCACCTTGTCGATCTTCTAAGCGATGGAGCCTGGTCTGGCTCTGGTTTCACAACCCATGCTAATGCGGATGCATTGACCATTGGCAAAACTGTCTAACTGACAGCTAGCCTGCATCTGTTACGTTCATCAGTCCTAATGACAGGGGTCACGCACTGGAAAGGTAGCTCCACAAAATGGAACTAACACAAAGCCAGGTCGACACATATGTCGATCTTTGCGTAGAATTGATCCTTAGCGACCCGCTAAAGATCCAATCGCCGACTAGCCTTCAACGCGACTACTCTACATTGGTTTATAGAGTAGAGCACGAAGGTATCTCTTTTCTCACTAAGGTAATGCCTTCCCTAGGCAAAGCTTTAGACCGCGGGATTAGCGATGGTGTCTTCAATTGTCCGATACACTGGAAACGGTGTGTCAAACAACGAAATATTCCTGCTTTTATGCATGAGTATTTCAAACACCTCTTCGACGAGGACGGTCAACTCAACCCGGATTCGGAGCCTGCCGCAGTAAAACACTTGCGGCAAGTTCTTTATTTCCTGTATAAACTTGGCTTACCACCGTCTAACTCACAGAATCTGCGAACCCTTGCAGGTTTTACAGAGAATGACGCGAAGTCCGGTTACTCTTCGGAAGGATCGACAGCCTTTGTTGAAAAGATTGCGTCCTACCTAATAGAGGATGTCTTTAAGGATTTTAACCCTAAAGACATTGTACCAGGACACGGGCCTGGAGCGGTGGCGACTGGTGAGCGCTTGGACGAGAAATGGGAATTTTCCCGCTTGTACAATAACATTCATCAGTTTTACCCCTACTACGATTACTTTACCGTAGGAGGGGCTCGTGAACTTGACGATCGATTGGACTGGTACAAGAATTTGGAACGCCTCGAAAGTGGCGTCTCAAAAGTGGTACTGGTCCCAAAAGATTCGCGTGGTCCGCGTGTGATATGCTGTGAACCGTTGGAATACCAATACGTTCAACAGGGTCTCTCACGAAAAATGGTTGGCCACCTGGAATCCAATTGGAGGACTCGTGGACACATCAATTTTACGGATCAGGAGATTAATCGCAACTTGGCCCTATCTTCTTCGGAAGATGGTGCTTATGATACGTTGGATCTCCGAGATGCGTCAGACCTTGTCTCATTGCAACAAGTGCGGCAACTCTTTAGAAGGGTTCCGCTTCTACTTAATGCTCTTGAGGCAACTCGCAGTACTGCTACTCTTCTACCTGGTGGTAGAATTATTAATCTTAGGAAGTTCGCTCCCATGGGATCAGCTCTCTGCTTTCCTGTGGAAGCTACTGTCTTTTGGTCTATAATAGTAGCAGCAGTCAGTTACGGGTTAAACTTGCCGCCGGAGCAAGTCGGGAATAGGGTTTATGTTTATGGGGACGATATAATTGTCCCGCATGAATGGTCAGCCCTTAGCATACGGTATCTTACAGCCTTTGGCCTCGTGGTCAATCGCGATAAGAGCTGTATTGGAGGTAA